GGCTGCGGCTGGCGACCCTCGCGGGTGACACCGCCGTCGAGCTCGATCAGGTGGAGAAGGCCATCAGCGCGCCCCCGGCCGACTCCCGGGCCGCTGAGGAGGGCCGCTGGCATGACCCCGAGGCCGTCGCCCTCGCCATGATGGAGGACGCGATCGCGGCTCACGAGGCCGGACGGCCGGTCAGGCGCGAGCGGTTCCCCCTCGGCATCCCGACGCTGGACCAGCGGCTGCACCTGGGCCGCGGACAGGTCGCCGTCGTCGCCGGCCGGCCGAGCATGGGTAAGAGCGCCCTTGCGCAGCAGTGGGCCACGGCGTCGGCCCGGCGCGGGTTCTCGGTGGTCTACATCAGCCTGGAAATGCCCGCCCGGCTCATCGCCGAGCGCCACGCCGCGCAGCTCTACGGGGTGCCCTGGCGCGAGTACGCGACCCGGGCCCCCACCGCGCAGGAGGTGGCCTCGATCAGCATGGCCGCCCGGGACTGGGCCGACCTTGGCATCCGGGTGGATGACCGGCCGGGGCCGACCGTGGACCAGCTGGCCCGCGCGCTGCGGACGGCCCACCGGCGGCGGCCCATCGACCTGTTCGTGATCGACCATATCGGGCTTGTGAGCCTCGGCCGCGCGAGCCGCTACGAGGGCATGACCGCGGTGTCGAACGGCCTTCTGGCGCTCGCCAAGGAGCTCAATGCGGGGGCCATCCTGCTCTCTCAGCTCAGCCGCGCGCACACCGGCCGGGCCGGCTCCGACGCGGGCATCCCGCGGCTGTCTGACCTGCGGGACTCCGGGGCCGTCGAGCAGGATGCCGACATCGTCGTGGGCGTCTGGCGGCCGAGCATGGACAACCCCGAAGACCCGGCGCCGGACGTGCTCAGCGTGCTCAAGGACCGCTCCGGCGGCTCAATCTCGCGGGTGCCGTCGCTGTTCGACGGGCCCCGACAGCTCTGGACCGAGCGGGACCTCACCCGCCCGGATGATGGGGAGGACTGGTGATGACCGAACAGACCATCAGGGACCTCGACGTGGCCGTGGTGGGCGACGAGGTGCGCGCCCGCTGGGAGGACCGGGCCACGGGGCTGCGGCACCGGGTCGGCTACGGGCATGAGGCCGGGCACCTTGTGCAGCGGTGGGCCGCCTCGGACCGCTACGGCGATGGGCAGTGGCGGGAGGTCTGGCGCGAGGCATGGCCGCTGCTTCAGCGGGTGGGCTGGGAGACGCCCAAGCGGGTGGATGCGGCCTGCCGGGTCATGGCTCAGCGGGAACTCGGGCGGCCCGAGGTCATCGAGCGGGAGGGGCCCCGTGCCTGAGCAGGTCCGGCGCCCCGGCCGCGCATCGAAGTGCACGCCCGAGAACCGGCGGCTCATCTGCGATGGCATCCTCTCGGGCCTGTCGCTGGCGGCCGCGGCGCAGCTGGCGGACATCGGGGAGAGCACGGTGCGCGCCTGGATGGCTGGGAGTCTAGTGCGGCACCGGCGATTTCAGGCGGCGGTGAAGACGGCTCAGGCGGCGCGGGAGGCGCAGCTCGTGGCCCGGCTGACTGAGCTGCAGGCCCACCCGCTGGACCCCGCGGTGGCCCTCCGGGCCGTCACCTTCGAGCTTGAGCGTCGCCACGGGTGGACGAAGACGCAGGCCGTCGAAGTCACCGGGGCAGGCGGCGGCCCCGTCCGCGTGGACGTGGACCCGGCCGATGCGATTCGGGCCCTGGCCCCCTTGACGGGCGGCGCCGGATAGCGTACAGTGTACGGGCGAGCCGGCCCCATGCCGGCCGCCCTGGAGCTCTGATGACCCCCGATGAGTTGCCCTGGGACGATCTCTACCGCGAGTTTGACAATGCGGTGAACCAGTTGGCGTGGTGCCGCCAGGAACTCGACGTATCCCGCCAGCACCACAAGCGAGCCCACGACAGCGCCGATACCGCTTGGGCAGAGGTCGTCAAGCAGCGCAAGCGGGCCGAGAAGGCAGAGGCCGAGCTCATGCAGCGCCGGCTCGACATCATCGAGCAGCCGCACGCGGTGGTGATGCGCAACGAGCGTGACGCCGCGTTGCGGCGCGCCGACAAGGCCGAGGCCCGCGTCGCCGAACTGGAGGCCCTGGTGGCCGGCGGTGCCGAGTGAGCGCCCACCCTTGGACCGCGCCCCCGAGCGCGACGCTGGACTCGCTGGCCGAGCACACGGGGCGGGTGATGGTCCAGACGGTGCGCGCCGCCTACGCCGACGGCTACGCCGACGGGTGGCACGCCGGCCAGCGCGAGGCGGTCTCCCGGGTCGCGGCGCTGGACCGGCGCGTCACCGCGATGTCGATCGACGCAGCCGGGGAGGCCGGCCGGGTCGCCTACCTCCGGGGCGAGGTCGACCGGCTGGCCCCGGAGGCTGCGCAGGCCCGGACGCTGGCCGCGGCGCTGGCGCGGGCCGAGACGGAGGTGCAGTCGCTGCGCCGCGAGGTGGAGCACCTGAAGAAGCTGGCCGGGCTGCCGGAGGGCATGTGACCCCGGCTCGCCGCGAGTTGGCCCGCTGGGCCATCGCCGAGTGCACCCGGCCCCGGGAGCTGTCGGCGCGGGTGCAGGCCCTCGCCCGGGAGGAGGGGGTCAAGCCGCCGACGGTCTGGCGCAGCATGTCCGAGGTCATCCGGGCGGACCTCGACGCCCGGAAGGAGGCGCTGAGGCTCGGGGGCTACCCGCCGATGGCGCCCGGCATGGCTGTCACGATGGAGATGCCTGGGCCAGCTGTGGGTCAGGGCCGGCCTAAGGTCATGCGCGGGAGGGCCGCGGGCTCGGGTCTGTCGTCGGAGTGGGGCCGGCTCCGCGCTGAGGCGGCGTGGGTGGGTGCCCGAGAGCTCGGGCCGGTGCTCTGCGCCGACGCCTTCGCGCTGCGCGTCGAGGTCTACCGGCCCAAGGGGCGTCTCACGAAGCCCGACCCGGACAACGTGGCGAAGCTGCACCTCGACGCCCTGAGCGACGCCGGGTGCATCGTCGACGATGCCCGCTGCCGGTCGCTGGCGATCGACGTGCTCGCCGGTGAGGAGCGGGTGCAGGTGATGCTCATCGCATGCCTCTGACGCTCCCCGAGGCCGTCGACATCGTGCTCGGGCGCGCCCCCATCCCCGAGGGCGTGACCCGGGCCGACGCCGACCTGTGCGCGGCGGTCCACGCGATGCTGGCGGACCCGAAGCGGTACCCCCTCGCGGCGGTCCGGCTCTGGCGCCCGGAGTGCCTGACCTGCGACGACCGGACGAAGCCGGGGGCCTACCGCCCGTCCCCGGTCGACGGGGTGGAGTGCCGCGGGGTGACGATGATGCCCGAGGGCGACCGCTGGCGGTGCCCGTCCTGCGGGGTGGTCGAGGCCCGGACGTCGCAGTGGGCGGCGGTGCGGGACATCCTCGCGTCGGCGGCCGTCGAGGTCATCATCCTGGGGGGCAACCGGAGCTCGAAGACCACCACGGGCGCCATCCTCGGCACCCTCTGCGCGCGCGGCGCCGCCGACCCGGAGGTGCGGGTCATGCTGGCGGCCAATGGGCTGCAGCCGGGCCGGCTCAACGCCGAGCCCCGGCCGGTCTACGTCGTCGGCATCACCGGAGCCGACAGCGTCAAGACCCAGCGCCCCAAGTACGAAGAGCTCGGGGGCCCCGGGTTGGCATGGCGCAACCGGGACGGCCCCGGAGACAGCACCATCGGCCCGCCTGATGCGTCGCCCGGACGCCCGGGCACCTGCAACTTCCTGAGCGCCGAGCGCGGCGCCAAGGCGTTCCAGGGCGTGAGCGCAGGGCTGGTTCACCACGACGAAGACCACGCCGACTGGGAGGTCTGGCAGGAGGCCGGGTGGCGCGTCGCTGACTGCGCCGGGTGGCAGCTCCTGACCGCGACCCCGACCCGCGGGTGGACGCCGCTCCTCACGGGGCTGATGCGACCCGAGACCCCGCGGCCGCCGCCGCTGGTCTGCCGTCTGGACAGCCTCGACAACCCCCATGTGCGCCGGGACAGCATCGACCGGATGCTGCGGGGCCTGTCGCCGACGCTGCAGCGGATGCGCCGCATGGGCGACGTGGTCGCGCTGGAGGGGCTGGTTCACCCGGGGTTCGACCGGCTCCGGCACGTCGTCGCCCCGGTGCCCATCCCGCCCGAGGCCCCCCGCTGGATGGCCATCGACTGGGGCGTGCGCGACCCCTTCGCGGCCCTGTGGCTGGCCCGGGTCGGGGAGGTCCTGCACGTCTACCGCGGCCGGTACGAGGCCGGCTGCAGCCTCACCGAGCACGCGAGGGCCATCCACCGGGCCGAGGCGTGTCCGGCGTGCTGGGCGGAGCAGGACCCCCGCGGCGAGGCCAACGCCGTGCGGCTCATCGAGGGGTGCAGGGTCTGCCGCGAGGCGCACCCGGGGCGGTCCGAGCCGTATCCCCGGCGCCGAGTGGCCGACTCGGCGGGCCTGGACCAGCGCAAGGAGTTCCACGCGATGGCCCTGCCGACCGTGCCAGCGACGAAGGACCGGGCGGCCGGCTACCTCGCCATCGAGGAGCTCCTGCAGGCCGACGCCGACGGCCGGGTGGGGCTGGTCATCCACGATGTCCCGGGCCTGCGCCCGCTCATCGAGGAGCTTGAGGGTCTTCGGTGGCGCCGAGACGACCCCACGGGGACCGCGCGGCAGCAGATGCAGACCGAGGGCGCCGACCACGCATGGGACGCGCTGCGGTACGCGCTGATGGCCGCGCGCTCGGGGTGACGCCTCTCGGCGCGCGTGGTACGGTGCGCCCATGCCCGACCCGTCCCCCTCCCTGCTGACCCGCGCGTGGCAGTGGCTGACCGCCGCTGAGGCGCCTCTGGTGATCGAGCGGTCGACTGGGCCGCTGCCCATCGCGGAGCCCGACGAGCGGCGCTACACCGCTGGGTCGGACTGGGTGGCGGGGACGGCGACGCCCCCGCTGTACTCGCCCCTGCAGTCCCTCGCGGGCGCCAAGAGCAACCCGTTCTTGTGGGCCGCGCTGCTCAAGGTCAGCGACGCGGCCGCCTCTCTGCCCATCGTCGCGCTTCGGGACCGGCAGACCCCCGAGGGCGTCGAGACGACCCGCGTGGCGTCCGCGGCGCTGGAGCTCCTGCGCCAGCCCTCGCCCGGGGTGACGGGGCTGCGGCTCCGGCGACAGGTGATGCTCGACCTGCAGGCCGCCGGAAACGCGGTCCTCATCGTGCTCCGGGCCCCCGGCGGCGCCGCCACCATGCGCCGGGTGCACCCCGGGCGGGTCCGCATCGAGCCCGGGTCCACCGGGGAGCCCCGGGCCTACCTCATCGGCCCGAGCGGGGAGGAGACGTACTACGACCCGGCCGACGTCATCCACATCGCCATGCCCACCGCCGAGGATGGCGTGTACGGGCTGTGGGGCACCGGGTACGTCGAGGTGCTGCGGCGCGACCTTCTGGCCGACGAGGCCCTGGCGGAGCGGGCACGTCGCAACGGCGCCACCGGCAGGCCGGCCGCGGTGCTCGCGCCCAAGGGTGACATGGGCTGGGACGAGGTGCAGCGTCGGGCCGCGGACATCGCCGTCAGGGCGATGATGAAGGCCAACGACGGCGGGGTGCTCACGCTCTCGGGCGACGCCGAACTCAAGCCCATCGGCTGGGCTCCGAAGGAGCAGGAACTGCCCGCACAGCGCACCTTCCTGCGCGAGCAGGTCATGGCGGTGACGGGCTGCCCGCCCACCGTGATGGGCCTCCCCGGGGCCAACTTCGCCACCTCGCAGCAGGAGGCGGCGCTGTTCTGGGGCCACGTCCGCGACCTCTGCCGTCTCGTCGACGACGCCCTCTCGCGGCTCCCTGCCATGCTCGGCGAGTCCCCGGCGGTGCGCCTCGCGCATGACTTCGGCGGGGTGCCGGAGCTCCAGCCCGACCGCACCGAGCGCCTCGCCAACGTCGCTGCATGGGTGGGCCTCGGCGCCGACCCCGACGACGCGGCCGCTTACGAGGGCTTCG